GGCATGGCTGTATCTCCGCATGGGAGTGGCGGTCGTTGTCTCGTCGGTCGCCCGCTCTTTGAGCCTTAACGCCGCCGCGGTATCCAGCGCGCCCGGCGCATCGCGAGGATCGGCGACACCCACGAGAGCACCTGGTCTTCGATCGGTGGGAACAGCGGATTGAAGCTGACCAGTCGGAAGGTGCCGCGCTTAGTGCCCGGCTGGATCATCTTCACGTAGCGTTTGCGCCCCTTGGTCTGCATGACACAGACCTCGTCGCGCAGCAGCAGCGGGTCGATGTTCATCCGCTTGTGAAACAGAAGGTCGCCGTCCCGATAGAGCGGCATCATCGAGAGGCCGCGCACTTGGGTGGCCTCCGCATCCTCAAGGTCGGGCATCGAGGCGGTCCAGTCGATAGGCTCCTCGTCATCGGTGAGTGACACGACCTCGTCGCCAGCGCCGACATAGGACCGCACCGGGATTTCGGTATACGCGATCCGCTCAGGCTTCTCGCCCCGCAGCAGCGATACGGTGTCGCCCCGTACCGCCGCAAGTAGCTCGTAGGAACGATCGGACAGCGACTGGGAATCGCCATTCAGGAAATTCCGTAGCGTGCTCTCGCGGAGGCCGGCCTGTGTCGTCCAGCCGTTCACGGTCAGGTCGTGGGCGGCCATGTACTCGCGCAATGCACGGCGCCGCAGTTCGGGGTTGAACGCTTTGACCTTTGCCATGCGAAGCAGCGTGCCAATTCTCGCATTATGGTGCGACCGCATGTTGATGCGGCCTCGTGAATTGACATTCGCATCAAGATGCGAATAGGGTCTGACCATGTCACTCTTCGACCCGATCGCCCCGAACACCACGCCCGCTGTCATTGCCCGTCTGCGGTCCTGGGCGGCGGCCAAGGGATGGACGAAGTCGCGGTTCGCTGTCGAGGCTGGATTGCGCGACACCACCCTGCGCGGCTTCCACGACCACGATTGGAACCCGACCCGCGAGATCCTGGCGCGCCTTGAAGCGGTGGTGCCGTCGGATTGGCAGGCCGGCGACGAGATACCGGTCGCCGCCCAAGCCGCCACCGAAGCGGAGTCGGCGGGGCAGGCGGTCTGATGCGGTCGAAGAACATGCACGGCACCCTGCCTGCTGGCGATGCCAGCGGCGAGCGGAACGGCCAGGACTCTTTCCGCCCGGTCGAAGGCACCGGGCCGGCGTGCCCGTGTCTCGCGCGCTTCCGTCACGAGTGGCTGAGCCGCGTCGAGGCCTCCGGGCTCGCGCGAGGCGAGGGCGACGATGCCGACTGGCTGGCAGCGCGGGGCGCCGCGTCGCTGCCGACCCTGCCGGACCGGATCACGACCTGCAACGGTCGTTCGCGCTGCCTCCCGCTCGCCGCCTCACCGGGAGACGCGTCGTGAGTCGCGGCGCCTTCGTCCCCGTCAAGCCGTGCGACCCCGAGCTGCCGAAGGCGGCGGTGCGGCGCCTGGTCGACCAGGCCGGCGGCATCAAGCGCACGGCGGTGCGGCTCGGCCGTTCGCCGTCGCAGACCTACGCCTACACCGATCCCGGCGTCAGCGACGAGCTGACCTTCGCCCAGGCGGCGTCGCTCACCTCGCACGAGGCGCCGGCAGCGGCTGAGTATCTGGCGCTGCTGGCCGGCGGGGTGTTCCTGCCGATCGCCCTGAGCGCCGACGAGATCGGCGAACTCACCGCCCATTCGATTCGCGAGCATGGCGAGGCCTGTGCCGAGCTGGTGCGCGCTCTGACCGATTCCACCATCGACGATGGCGAGCGCGCCCGCGCGCTGGCCGAACTCGACGAGGCCCTTCGGGTGCTGGTGCAGCTCCGCTGCGCCGTCGCGGCCTCGCGCAAGGCCGGTCGGCCGCAGCCGGATTGATCCAGGAAGGGAGCGGGCTCCATGAGTGCGATCGACGACATCGCGGCCGAGCGGCAGCGACAGATCTCGGGCGAGGGCTTCGGCCCCTCGCGTGATGATGGCTATGTTCATCACCAGCTCCCACGCGCCGCCGCTGCCTATGCATGGTTCGCCGGCACTCCGGATGAGTGGCGTGCGACCTACACGGGCGCGCCGCCGACTTGGCCCTGGTCCCTCGACTGGTGGAAGCCTCGGGATCGCCGGCATGATCTCGTGCGGGCGGCCGCGTTGATTGTCGCCGAGATCGAGCGGCTCGACCGGACGGCGGGCGCGTGATGAACACCGCCGCCGCTCCTGTTTCACAGGGAACATCGGCGCAAGCCGATTGCGGAGCCGCGCGCAAATACGTCTCCGGCTTCCGGCGGCGACAGGGGGAGCGCACGCGCGCGGCGATCGTCCAGGCCGCCCTGTCCATGATCGCGGCAGGCACGTTCCGCCCCGACGCCCTGGCGATCGGCGCGCAGGCCGGATGCCATCCTTCGGCGGTGATGCGCCACTTCGGCGCTTTGCATCTGCTCTATCGCGTCATCGCACGCGAACATGAGAGCGCCGTGCTCGAAGCGATGGGCCTGAAGCCGGCAGACGATCCGCGCGCGGCGGCGCTGCAGCGCGACCTGGTGTGGATGGTCATGACCGGCCAGCGGCGGGCGTCGTGACGGAGACGAGCTTTGCGCACGCCGCCCTGATCGACCGGCCGCCGCCGGCGCGATGCTACGAGCCGCTGATCGTCACGACGCTGCGGCGCTATCGCCAGCGTGGCGCGCCCGAGAGCCTTCTGGTGCGGCTGGCCGGCGGCCCGCGCGACTGGCGGCAGCTCGACGAGACCTGGAACCTTGCCGGCCGCCCTGTCCCCAAGCCGGAGCCGAGTTCCGTCGAACCGATCGACGGCGCTGCCTGTCGCCTGTCGCCGGCCGAGCGGCGGATCGGCCTTCGGCAACTGGCCGGCGAGTGTGCGGCGTCCGGTGCCGTCCTGCCGCCGCTCAAGCAGCTGGCGGCGATCTTCGGCGTGTCGCGCTACGTCATTGCCAACGATCTCCAGGCGTTGCGCCGCGACGGCGACCTCGGCTGGCGCCTGGTGAGCGATGGCGTCACCGGCGTGCGACGCGCGCCGCAGGTCCCATGAGAACCGACGTCCAGTCCGTCGCCTACGATCGCGAGGCCTGGAGCCGCCGCGCGAACGAGATCCGCGCGCGCCTGCTGGTGTCGACGGTGGTCGGTCGCGTCGTGGAGCTCAAGAAGGCGGGAGGGGAGTTCACCGGCCTGTGCCCGTTCCACAACGAGCGCACCCCGAGTTTCACGGTCAATGACCGCAAGGGCTTCTATCACTGCTTTGGCTGCGGCGTACATGGCGGCGCGATCGACTTCGTGCGCGAGCGCCAGGGCCTCGACTTCAAGGCCGCCGTCGAGCTGCTCGAGAGCGAGAACGGGCTGCGGTCGCTGCAGGCCGCGCGTCCGGCACCGCCGCTGCCGAAGGTCCGGCAACGCGAGGATGCCGACAAGGAAGAGGCGGTCCGGCGCATCTGGCGCGACACCGTCGCGCTCGAGCCCGGCGGCATCGTCGACCGCTACCTGCGAGGGCGCTGCCTGATGCCGCCCTCCGAGTATGGTTTTGGCGATCCCGCGGTGAATGCGGGCTGGCCGCCGGCGATCCGCTATGGCGCTGCCGTCTGGCACGGGCTGGAGAAGCGCCGCCTGCCCGCCATGGTCACCGCCCAGCGCCGGAGCGACGGCACGCTCGGTTCGGTGCATCGCACCTATCTGAAGTTCACCGGTCGCGAGGTGATCAAGGCCGGCACCACCCGTGACAAGGCGATGCTCGGCGACCCCGCCGGCACCTTCATGCTGCTGGGCCCGGTCAGCGACCGGATGATCGGCGGCGAGGGGATCGAGACCAGCCTGTCGGCGATGCAGCTCTACAAACGCTCGGGCCTGGCGTTCGGGTCGCGCGCACTGATGGCGACCGTCGAGCCGCCCTTCGAGTGCAGAGATTTCATCTATGCGGCCGACCGGAACAAGCCGCATCGCGACCCCGCGAAGTCGAGGGTCGGCGAGGCAGCGGCCTGGAAAGGCGCCAAGGCCTTCGGCATCGGCCGCGCCGTCCAGGTGAAGGTCCCGAAGCTGCCGCCCGGTCAGGAGACCGGAGATTTCAACGATGTGCTCGTGCATGCGCGCGAGCACGGGCGGGCGGCAGGGGCTGCCGCGCAGCGAAGCCCCGAGAGCCCGCGCGGTTCTAACGGGGAGAGGGCGCCGGCGTGAGCGACAACCCGGTATTGTCTGCATCGCTTGGTGAGGTGGGGCCGAACGCCGTTCGCTGTTGCCTAGAGCCGCTTAAGCCTATTGTTCAGATAACGGCCGTTGTCGGAAAGAACGGTCATAATCCGAGAATTCATCTCAGGCGTGTTGGCGGCCACGAAACGGGCAACCCGCGTGTCTCGCGCCTGCTTCACCTCGCCCCAAAAGTCCGAAATGTCTTCCCCCGCTGCTCGAGCGAACACCAAGCCGACAACACGTGCGTGCTTTCTGTCCTCATCTGTGTCCAGGAAGTCACTGAAGTCAGGTCGATCCAGAGCCAGCTTTGCAGCAACGTTGACGGCGGAAGCCACATTGAAAATGGCAACGTCGCTCAGGGCTCCGCTAGACTCCTCCTTACGGTAGTCTCGCAAACTGTTCCCCACGAAAGACAATGCGTCTCTGAGATTCTCTATTCGTGCCAGGCACAGGTTTATTTTTCTTCGAACTTCCTTGCGATCAGCGGCCTCATTGTTGATTCGGCTTCCCACAAATCCGGCGATAGCGGCAAGTATCACGCCGACGATGCCGATGTAGACGCGTATGCCGTCGCCTGTGGCGTCCACCAACCCCAACAAAACAGCAATCATCGCGCCGAGACAGCCCGCCATGATGTGACGGGCCCACTGAGGAGAGCATTGTTCGGCCAGCCGATATACCGAAAGCACGTGTCCCCACCACGCCCTCAAACGCCTCACGATAAGGCGAGCCCAGTCGGGAGATCGTTGTTCGGCAAGTCGATACAGCGAAAGCACGTGTCCCCACCACGCTTTCAAGATTCCCATACCTATTCGTCGCCTCCGGCTGCCGACTGGATTGTAGCCGGCACTTGCCGGCCTCAGCCAGCCAAGGCTTGCCTGCATAGATTTGGAGACTAGGCCGGATGGCCAGCAACGAAGAAGACATTGAGGGCGACGACTTCGCGGTCGATTCGCTCGATCTGACCCAGCGGGACGACGGGCACGAAGGGCCGCCCGACGACTGGGAGGCGCCCAGCTGGCGGGACTTCAAGCGGGGCCAGTGGTGGTATCGCTGGCGGCCGGACCAGGGGCATCGGCTCGACCCGCCGCCGGTGCTGATGCTCGGCCATCGCGACGGCGAGTTCTTCTTCGTCGGCGCCTCGCGCGAGCTGCGGTCCTTCACCTCGGCGCAGCTGCACGGGCGGGGTGGCCTGGCCGACCTGTTCGCCGGCGACGTGCGATGGGCCGTGCGGCATTACCCGGCGCGCGATCGCGACGGCGCGCCAACGGGCCGGCCGAACGTGCCGCCGCTGATGGAAGCGCTGATCGCGGGATGCGTCGCCAAGGGCTACTATGACGGGTCGCAGCCCTTCCGCTCGATCGGCACCTGGCTCGAGGGCGGAAAGCCGCTGGTGCATACCGGCGGCACCATCTTCCATGACGGCTCCGTCTATCAGCCGGGCGAGGAGATCGGGGTCGCGCGCTACGTGCTGGGTCCCGACCGCTCGGCGCCGGCGCACACCCGCGATCGCTTCGGATACGCGTGGCAGCCGCTCGACCTGGCCGGCCGCAACGCGATCTTGGCGCACCTGGACGAATGGCACTGGGAGTCGCCAGAAGCGCGCGAGCTCGCGGCTGGCAAGATCTGGTGCGACGCCCTGGGCGACGCGCCGCGCTGGAAGACGCACGGCTTCATCCGCGCGCAGGCCGGCTCCGGCAAGTCGACCTTGCTGCAGTACATGAGCGCGCTGCTGGGCGCGGCGGCGCATCCCATCCAGCGCACCTATTCGAAGACCCACCTCGAGGAGATCGGCAAGCATACCGCGCTCGCCATCCTGCTCGAGGAGGCCGAGGGCGACGCCGGCGAGGACGCGCACCGGCTTCAGCAGATCCTGAAGCTGCTGTTGCTGCTGTCGGACGAGGGCGCGGTCGGCGGTCGCTTCAAGCGCGAGATCGATCTGCACGGGCCGGTGACCATGGTCGCCACTCTGACGGACGACTGGCGCTCGACGGTGAAGTCGAGGGTCATCCTGCTCGAGCTGCGCAGCCTGAAGTCGCGCGCGGACCACCGGATGATGTCGATCGAGGACGTCGCGGCGATGACTGCGGCGGCGAAGGCGATCTCGGCCGGATTCCGGGCAGCAGCGCTCGCGACCTTCGAGCTGTTCAACGAGAACCTGAAGCTTGCCCGCGCGCGCATCCTCGAGCTGGGCGGCGATCCGCGCGATGCCGACACGGTCGGCCATCCGATCGCCGGCCACGCCACGATGACGCTCGGCCGGGCGATGACCGAAGACGAGGTCGGTGCGCTCGATCGCTTCAGGCCCTGGATCACAACCCTGCGCGACCAGGAGGATGGCGTGGACGACGCCATGGATCTGATCATGACGCTGTTCGGTCTTCCGGCGCAGAATTGGCGGGGCGGCGACCAGCTCACGGTCGGGCAGCTCATTGCGCGTGCGCGCGAGCCCGACAATGACGACTTCCGCAAGGCCTTGTTGCCCTACGGGCTGCGGCTCGATCGGCGGGAGCTGATCGACGGCACGAAGGAGACCTGGAAACAGGCCTGGCTCGCCATCGCGCACCGGCATCCCGGCCTCGACCGGCTGTTCAGCGACTATCCGAAATACCAGGGGCTGCGTCGGTCGCAGATCCTGGCCGAACTGAAGATCCACGGCGAGGCGGCGGCAAAGCCCTCCGACCGCCCACTGCGCTTCGCCGGGCCGCAGGGGCGCGCCTGGCTGATCGACCCTCAGCTGCTGCCGTCGGTCGAGGACGACCGGCAATGATGCCCTCTCGCCGGCCCCCGGGCCCCCATTCGCAGAGGAGTCCCGGCAGCGTACCGGGGGGAGTCCCGCGACGAGTCCCGCCTGAAAGTGCCGATGCCATCGGCATCGGAGGGCAAAGCGGTACACCGGTACGGCTCCTAGAGAGAACGCCTAATGCGCGCGCGTGCGCGTAGTGTCGGGAGTCGGTCAGAGCGTACCGGTGTACCGATTCTTCATTTAACCAAGGAAAATCAATATGTCTGAGGCGGTACAGCAGCCGGTACAGGGGCGGGACGGGGCGGTACGGGACGAAGAGCCGGTCGTCACGGTGCGCTGGACGCCGCGCGCCGACGACAAGACCGCGCTGCTGGTCAGTGAACGCGCGACGGTGTTCGACCGGAAGGCGGCCGGGCTGCAACCGGTCGATCCGAGCGAGGCGATCAGCGATCCGATCTGGAACCACAAGGGCGGCACGGTCTGGACGCCCGACCTGGTGCACTGCCGTCTGCTGGTCGCGGGCGAGGTGGTGAAGCGCCTGCCGCCGGTGCTGCGCAAGGGCTACGTCTCCCAGCTCGGCAGTCTCGCGATCTCGGAAATGTCGGTCGAGCGTCGCATCGCACCGTCGCCGGCCGAGATCTCGCTCGCCGACTGGACGCTGACCGAAGTGATGGCGCGCCGCCATCGTCAGCAGCTGCTGCTCGCTGCTCTGTTCGGCCTGTCGTTCGACAAGATCGCCGACGCGCTCAAGGCGCGCGGGCAAGAGAGCAGCAAGACGTCGGTGCAACGTTGGTATCTGCAGGAGCGTCGCGTGCTGGCTGGGCAGTGGCAGGCGCGACGCGACGATCCGATCGCCAAGGTGGACGAGGTCACCTTCACGTCCTGGGAGAGCCTGTTCGCCCGCCGCAGAAAATAGGGTGGACCGAATGGACCGATTTGGAGTAGATTTTTTGCTATCGTCGGTGCTTAACGCGCCCACACTGCCCGCAGGCCTCCGCCTCGCGGGCTTTTTGCTGTGCCGAGGGTCGCCATGGACTGGATGGATGCGGGGCTGATCGTCAGCGTCGTCCTCGGGTGTGTTGCGGGCATGGGGCTGCATCACCAGGTGGTGCACGCGTGCTGAAGCTGGATATCCGCGAGAACGGCGTCGCGGTGCGGGCTCGGATGGCCGAGTTGCAGCGCAAGCATCTGCCGGCCGCGACGGTCGAGGCCACGAACCGCACCGGCCGCTACATCCATGGCGCCTTGCGGTCGGAGATGGCGGAAGTGTTCGACCGGCCGACGCCGTGGGCCCTGCGCGGCCTGCGCTACAAGCTGGCGACGGCAAGTCAGCCGATCATCCGCATCTGGCTCGAGGAGTGGGGTGGCAAGGGCATACCGCCGGCCGTGTTCCTTCGGCCTCAGATCGAGGGCGGGACGCGACGGCACAAGCGCTTCGAGCGGGCGCTGATCGTGGCCGGCATCATGCGGTCGAACGAGTTCGCCATGCCGGTCTACGGCGCGCCGCGCGATGCCTACGGCAACGTGCCGGGTCCGTACATCGTGCGCATGCTGTCTGACCTGCAGGCCTTCGGTGAGCAGGGCTATCGCGCCAACCGGCGCGGGGCGAGGCGGGGGCAACGGCGCTGGAACTACTGGTTCGCCATTCGCAGCGGCGATCCGAGCGGCATCCGGCCGGGCATCTACTGGAGCAGCGGGGCCAACGTGCCGGCGCTGGTGTTCCTGTTCACCCGCCAGCCCCTCTACCGCAAGCGCTTCGACTTCTTCGGCGTCGGTCGCAAAGCCTTCGACCGCGTCGCCCGCCGCTTCTTCAACGAAGCTTTGGCCCGCCACATCCGCCGCGACAACCGCTGACCGCGCAACAATATACAAAAGCTATCAGCGTATGCTCTCGCCTTCCGATGAAACCCATGAGCGGCAAATTTCGCCATGCTCACGGGTCCTCCCGGCACCCCCGGCCAGCGGGGTATTCGATCCGCGGGGGTGCGGCAGTTGCAGCGGGTTTTTAGAGGCTAAATTCAGAGGCTAAAGACAGGTCTAAAATGGGTGAGATTGTCAGCAAGGGGCGCTTCGCCGAGCTGTGCAATGTCACGCCGGGCCGCGTCTCGCAGTGGTTGACCAAGGGCATGCTGCACGGGCCGGCCATCGTCGGCGAGGGGCGCAACGCCCGGATCGACGTCGACCTCGGCAAGGCGCAGGTGAAGGCCGCACGCGACGTCGACCAGGCGCATTCGGGCAACGGGTTGGCGACCAACCTCGAGGCGGAAGCGCCGCGGCTGCCGCTCGCGAACACCGTCACCGACCAGATCGCCGAGCAGCGGCTCGAGCTGCTGAAGCGCCAGAATCGCGAGAAGGAAACCGAGGAGTTCGCGCGCCTCGGCCAGCTGGTCGAGGCCGACGACGCCCGGCGCCACGCCGGTCAGGAAGTGAATCGCGCCATCAATCGCTTCGAAGGCGCGCTGCCCGAGTTCGCCAATGCCATCGCCGCCAAGTTCAAGGTGCCGGCCCGCGACGTGCTGCACGAGCTGAAGGCCCGCTGGCGCATCGTCCGCGCCGCCGGCGCCGTCGAGGCCCGCGAGCGCGCCGAGCCGCTGCCGGAGAGAGTGGGCTTTGACCTCGATCCAGATCGCGAATGCTGAACGCATCGCAGCCCTCGCCGCCGCCCGCGCCTGGGAACCGCCGCCGCCGATCGACTATCTGAAGTTCGCCGAGGAGCACATCGTCTTCAGCCCGCGCGAATCGCAGTTCCCGGGCCCCTACAACCGCCGCACCTTCCCGTACTTCGACGAGATCCTGCGCGCCCTGTCGCCCGACGATCCGTGCCGCTACGTGACGCTGAAATGCAGCGCCCAGATCGGCAAGACGGCGATGCTGAACATCTTCCTCGGCGGCACGATGTTCATGGACCCGTGCGACTTCATGGTCGTCCACCCGACCGAGGAGAACGCGCGGCGCTGGTCGAAACTGAAACTGCGCCTGCTGCTGCGCGGCACACCGGCGCTGGACGCGATCTTCCCCGAGAAGAGCCGCGACGGCGGCGACTCGGTGTTCATGAAGGAGCATATCGACGGGCTGGGCTCGATCCTGATCAGCGGCGCCAACTCGCCGGCCTCGCTCAGCCAGGTCACCATGCCCCGCCAGGCGCAGGACGACCTCTCCAAGTGGGAGATGAACAACGCCGGCGATCCCGAGACCCAGGCCGACAGCCGCTCGGGTTCGATCGAGTTCGCGAAGATCCTCAAGGCCAGCACACCGCTGGTCATGCCGGGCTGCCGCATCACCAAGAACTTCAACGACGGCAGCCAGGAGCATCCCTATGTCCCGTGTCCGCACTGCGGGCACGAACAGGTGCTGGAGTGGGAGAACATGGCGTCCGGTCTCGACGAGGCCAATCCCGATGCCGCGCACTTCACCTGCGTCGACTGCGGCACCGTCATCGAGGAGCATCACCGCCCGCAGATGCTCGAAGGCCTCAAGTTCGTCGCCCACAATCCCAGGGCCGCGAACTACCATCGCAGCTTCTGGATCTGGTCGGCCTATAGCCCGCTCTACAGCTGGGGCCGCATCGCCCGCGACTGGCTGAAGGCCAAGGGCGACAGCGCGGCCGAGCAGGTCTTCCTGAACGACAAGATCGGCAAGGCCTGGGAGACGAGGGGCGAGGCGCCGCCCTGGGAGAAGCTGCGGGACCGGGCGGCGCAGTCGCCTTACGGGCGCGGCACGATCCCGGCCGGCGGCCTGGTCCTGACCCTGGGCATCGACTGTCAGGCCGAGTTCGTCGCCTGCCAAGTCGTGGCCTGGGGCCGCGACTTCCGGCGCTTTGTGATCGATTACCTCGCCCTGCCGGGACACATCTCGACCGAGGGCTGCCGGCAGAAGCTGAACGACCTGATGCAGCAGACCTGGCCGAACGCGGTCGGCAACCGCATCGGCCTCGACATGGCGGCGATCGACGGCAACGCCTGGACCGAAGACGTCTGGGACTGGGCCCGCCGTCACCCGCGGCACCGCCTGATGATGGTGCGCGGCGGCAACAACGACAATGCGCCGCGCCTCGCCCGCGTGAAGAAGGAACGCAACGACCGCACCGGCCGGCTGCTGAAATGGTCCGGACGCTTCTTCAACTTCAACGCCTCGATCATGAAGATGGCGCTCTATCGCGACCTCGCGAAGGAGGATCCGCTGGAGAAGGGCGGTGTCTCGTTCCCTCGCGGCCTCGACGACGCCTACTTCCAGGAGCTGACTGCCGAGCACCGCAAGCCGGTGAAGAAGCACGGCTTCACCCAGTGGCGCTGGGAGAAGGATCCGGCGCAAGCCAACGAAGCGCTCGACACGATGAACCAGGCCGAGGCCGCCGCGACCAAGTTCGGCGTGCGTGGCCTGCCCGACCAGACATGGAACCGCCTCGAGGCGGACCGCGAGACCCCGCCGCCCGAATCGGCCCAAGGCGACATCGAAGACCTTCTCGGCAGCCCGCCCGTGCGGCCGGCAGCGGCCGACCCCCGGGTCGCGCAGCGCCCCCGCGTTCGTAAAATGAGGATTGGCTGATGCCTGGAGTAACGCTCGAACTGGCCGAGGCCAATCTCGCGCTATGGCTGGCCGCGTCGGCCGCCGTGTCGCGTGGACAGGAATACGAGATCGACACCGGATCCGGAGGCCGGCGGCGTCTGCGGCGGGTCGACGCCGCGGAGATACGGCAGCAGATCGACTATTGGCAGGGGTGGATGTCGAAGCTGACGCGCACGGCGCGCGGCCGCAGCGGCACCCGCTATCTCGTGCAATGAAGCCTGCTCGCAAGCGCAGCCTGCGCGGCCGCGTCGCGCTCGGCCTCACGGGGCTCGCCAAGTCGGTCCATCGCAGCGCCATGGCGCTCGGTGGTTTCGGTGGCGGCTCCGGTCAAGGGGGCGGCAAGGGCGGGTACGACGCGGCGGACCGCAAGAGCCGGCGTACGCGCGGCTGGCTGCCGGGAGAGGGCAGTCCGGCATCGGACATCCTGCCCGGCCTGGAGATCCTCCGCGGCCGTTCGCGCGACCTCGAGCGCAACAACCCGCTGGCGCTGGGCGCCATCCAGACCAAGGCAAACGGCGTTGTCGGCACCGGCCTGAAGCTGCGGGCCGACATCGATATCGACGTGCTGGGCATCGCGCCGGAGGCGCGGGCGGCGCTCCAGTACCAGATCGAGCGCGAGTGGGACCTGTTCGAGAAAGAGGCCGACTTCACCGGTCAGATGCACTTCTCCGACATACAGCGGTTGATCTACCGGTCGGCCCGGGTCAGCGGCGACATCGGAATCGCCCGCCGCTGGCGCAAGCGGCCGGGGGACACCTACGGCACGCGCATCGTGCTGATCGAGGCCGATCGCATCAGCAACCCGAAGCGCGTCATGGACAGCGCCGAACTGCAGGGCGGCGTGAAGATCGCGTCCGACGGTGAAATCCTGGGTTACTGGGTCACGGACAGGCACCCCGGCGACCTCATGACCATGGGACTGGATTGGAGCTACGTCGCCCGCCGCGGCAAGAGCGGCCTCCTGCAGATGCTCCTGCCGGCCCAGGTCTACCGTCCCGGACAGGTCCGCGGCGTGCCTCTGTTCGCGCCGATCGAGGAGGCGTTGAAGCAGCTTGGCGACTATTCGGCGGCCGAGATCAAGGCCGCGATCAACGATGCGTATCTCTTCGCCTTCGAGCAGAGCGCGGCGGAGGATGACGGCGGCCCTTCGATAACGGCGCCGGACGGCCAGCCGGCGGACGAGGCCGGCGAACTGACCCTTTCGGACCTTGCGATCACGTCGCTGGCGCCGGGGCGCACGATCGAGGTGAAGAAGCCGTCGCGCCCCAACACGGCGTTCGACGACTTCGTGGGGGCATTCTGCAAGCAGATCGGCGTGGCCCTCGAGCTGCCCTATGAGGTGCTGCTGGGCAAGTTCGATTCCTCGTTCTCTGCCTCGCGCGGCGCGCTCGAGGTCGCGTGGAAGGGCTTCCAGGTCGACCAGGCCTGGCTGATCCGCTCCGTGCTGGACCCGATCCGCGAGTGGCAGTTCACCGAGATGGTGGCCTCGGGCCGGTTCGACGCGCCGGGCTTCTTCGACGACCCGATCAAGCGCGCGGCCTGGCTTGGCCGCATCTGGATCGGCCCGACCCGCATCCAGATCAACCCGCAGGTCGAGGCCAACTCCGACAAGATCGACATCGACATGGGCACGAAGACCCGCGAGCAGGTGATGACGGAGCGCACCGGCGGCGACTTCGATACCAAGAGCAAGCAGGTGCTGCTCGAGCGCCAGGTCCTCGGTTCGACGACACCCGAGGCCGCAGCGCCCGCAGCCGCAACTTCACCTTCCGCGGCAAGGGCCCGCTGGTCGAATCGGCGGTGACGCCGTGAGCCTGATCGAGAAGCTGAAGGACGACTTCGCCAGCCGGCGCCGCAAGGTCGAGGTGCTGGGCGAGGAAGTGTGGGTCACGCCCATGACGGTGGGCGAGAACACCGTGATCGGCGCGCTCTATCCCAACGACAGCGCCGCGCGCTCGGTCGAGACCCTGGTGCGCAAGTGCCGCGACGCCGAGGGCAATCCGATCTTCACGAAGGCCGACAAGGAAGCCCTGCGCAGCCTGGTCGCCGGCGATCGGCTCGGCCCGATCTTCGCCGCCATCCATGGTCCGTCGACCGCCGAGCTGGAAAAAAAATCGGAGACAGACGATCCCCCGAATACGTGAGGCTCGCTCTCGCGGATCGTCTGCACAAGCTGCCCTCCGAGATCGATGCCATGCCGGTCGAGGATTACAACGCCTTCCTCGTCTATCTGACCGAGGAGGCCTCAGAGCGCGAGAAGCGGCGCAAGGCCGCCAAGGCGCGCTGACCTCTCATCGTCCTGCAACCGTCAATCCGTGAGGACCCGTCATGCCGTTCGACGGTGATGCCCGCTGGCAGATCGAGATCGGCGCCGTCGATCGCTCGGCCCAGGCCTTCGCGGCCGTCGATCGCCGCATGCGCGAATCGTCCCGGCAGGCGACGATGCTGGGCCAGCAGACGTCGATGGCGAACAATGTCGCCACGGCGGCGATGACGCGGCTGAGCAGTGCGCTGGCGCCGCTGGCGGCCGGCTTCACCGCCGCGGCGGTCGCCTCGCGTATCTGGGAAGCGGGGATGAAGGCCGCCAACATGGGCGAGCAGGCCGAGCAGATCGGCCTGACCACCGACCAGTTGCAGGCCTACCGGCTGGCGGCGGCCCAGGCCGGCATCGAGGCCGAGCAGATGGACGCCGCCATGATGCGCCTGGCGAAGGCCATGGGCACGGCCAACGACGGCAGCGACGAGATGATCGCGAAGTTCGAGAAGCTGGGCGTCAAGATCCTCGATTCCGAAGGTAACCTGCGCAAGACGGCCGACGTCATGCCGGAACTGGCGCGCGGCCTCCTGAACGTGAGTTCGGAAACCGAGCGCGGCGCGCTGATGCAGGAACTCATGGGCCGGTCGGGCATGCGCCTGGTCACGGTGCTGACGACCCTGGCCGAGGGCAACGATGCGGTCGTGGCCTCGGCCAAGGCGCACAAGGCGGTGATCGGCGAGGAGGTCATCAAGGCCTGGGACGAACTCGACGACCAGATGAAGGTCGCGGCCCAGCGCATGGACACCTTCCTCGCGACGGTCGGCAAGCCGGTCGCGATGGGCGCGCTCCTCGGGATCAATTTCGAGATCAGCAAGATGACGCAGCTGCTCTCGCTGGCCCAGAAGGGTTTCGACTGGCTGACCAGCAAGGCGGCCAACTCGGCCGGCGGCCTCGACAAGCAGATCGAGGGGCTGAACGCCGACATCGTCGCCTTCATGGACCGCGGCCACGACGTGAACGACCCGGTCGTCCAGGACATCATCAAGCGCCGCGACGCGCTGGCCGACAGCACCTCCTACACCGAGAAGGTCACCACCTCGGCGAACATCGTCGTGCCGGCGAACGCCGTTCGGGCGGTGGTGCAGATCTACAAGTCGGCGGGCTCGAACCTGTCAGGCGGCAGCTACCGCATCGGCACTGTCGTCTGCATGAAGAAGTACGGCGCCGAGCTGGTCGTCGATGGCTCCATCCTGACGAACCATCTCTCGTCCGACTCCGTTGATACGAACAACCTCAAGACCGGCGCTGTCACCGCCGCCAAGGCCAGCATCGGCACCCTGTCGTCACTCTCGGCCGACTTCGGCAGCATGACCGCCGGCACCGTGACCGGCGCCGTGCTGCGTACCAGCGGCGGCAACACCCGCATCGAGATGCGCGGCGACGGCTTCTGGCCAAATTCCATCACCGCCTATGTGAACCTCAGCGGCGTCTCGACGGCAATCGCCACGTTCGGCGGTGACCTCGTGAGCGGCCTCGGCGTGCTGCAGATCGCCGGCAACCTTCCTGGCTACTACCCGATCCGCGCCGTGAACGAATCGACGAGCGGGGGCGGCGGCGGGCTGGGCGGCGGTGCCGCCAAGCTCATGAGCACGGGTGGCTGGACGGTGGAAGTCGGCCA